TTTTGCGGTGTAATATCACTTATCCCATCGCCGGTAGTCGTAGAATGAAATGCTCGACGCACTATTTGACAATGTGATGGCGGCGATCCGGGAATCACGCTAACCGTCGATGAGTGTGGACTTTCACCAAATCGGTTTTTCGCAACTACCCAAAAATCATAAGAGACGCCATTATTGAGATCGGGTATAATAATGGTAGGAAAAAACACTAATTTTTCATTTAATACATGAGTAATCGGCGCACCAGTAAGTTTGTAACGAACAATATACGAATCAACGAGAATTTTATCGGAATTTGGTGGTAACGGCCAAGTCAATTGAACGGAACGATGTAATGGTGTGGCGACAACCGATGTGATACGTTCAGGTGCCCCGAGAGTTGTATAAAGAGGTGTACAGTCACTTAAATATACAATAGTCGACGCCATCTTATAACAATTCTTATAATAAGTATATCGATTATAAGAATAATTTTAGACCGTCCCGACCCGACCCGACCCGACCCGACCCGACCCGTTTAATTAATGCGTCTAGTGCTAATATCAGCGGAAACGATATAGATAGAATTCGCGGTAACAATAATGTATTCGGTATCGACCTTAAATATCTTCGCGATCGGACTCGTGTATTCATCCTCACTCTTCACAAGAAGTTTTTCGTTGTTTGAACGAACGCCAATCAGGCATGTTTTATCTAATGAACTAGTCCAGTAATCCAAAATGATTGGCTTATCTTCCAAGATAGCAACCTTGGTAGCATGCTGAAAACAAGCATATGTCGGAACACGACTAATTTGCTGTTGATTATCAGTCGAGACAACTGATGTGGATGATGCCGCAGCACCTCCTCCATTTTGTGTCGTGGATGACATAAAAAAAATATCCTGTATATAGAATACTCAATTTTAAAATCTTTATATTCTTTACGAACGAATAAACGGGCGATTCTTTCCTAAAGCTTTATCGGAAGATAATTCGTTATGTTATGATGATGATTCTAAAGTTTCAGGTTGATAATACCGAATATCAGTAATATCTAACCGTTTTTTCCGACTATTTTTACCACCTTTTTCATTTGACTGCGGCGATGAATCTTGAGCGACGCTGGGAATATCACCCATTTGTATTGCCGAATATTCCTTTGTAAGTATTGAACATATGAACCGATAAATCACCATAAGAATTTCTTCATTACATTTCCCTACAATCAGGATACTTCCAGTTCTAAATATCATGAATGAAACTTCGTAATAGACTGAGATATCCATCGATACAGGTTGTTGTCCTGTTTGTTCGAGAGGAGACTTACTCGGAATGTAATAAAACTTGCTCTGAATACCGGGGTATGAACACGAGTCATAATTACAATTCATGCGATACTTGTATTTGAGTAGATGGAAGAGTTTGTCTCTGTCGATATAGAACCCACAGTTGAAATTCGAATTGATAAGAGCGGTTTCGCACCGGTCTTTAAGAAAATCCAGATCATCACCCAAATATGGACGTAATACAGAGACGAGAAGTTGTAATACATGAGTAAGTGTGGTGTCTTCTTGAATGCCAGGTATTTCTAGTTTGCCAGTATTAAATACTTTTACATGCATTTCTTTGTAGAGTATATTGTCTTCTGGCGCCCTCTCTTCAGGAGGAGCGATACCGCCATGAATGCGAAGAATAAGAACAAAGCAGTTGAAGAACGCACGTTTCTTTTTTGCGTTGCCGCCTTGAAGATCTTTCTTACATATGCCGATACTTACTTTACGTTGATCCTTGTATGGAATACGTCCATTTGGATTTTCGATATGTTCGATAATGAATTCGTCGTAACAGCGGGGTTGTGATTCGAGTTTATCTTTTATTGATGCGACGAATGTGGGGTCGGTTGTTTGAAACTTGATTTGTTTTTTGATAACACCTTCTTTGCGTTCATAATAATGTTGAACAGGAATATCCCAGAATATATCGTAAATGTTGACCGGTCTATTCAAATAAGCGATTTTGGTCTTGGTGGAGATATAAATAGGAGATATGGACGGGTGGAATGATATGTTATCGTGAGTCGTTGCTGCTGTTGCGCCACCATCACCACCGCCACCGCCACCGCCACCGCCACCGCCACCGATTCCAGAATGTGATACATTTGTAGTCGTCGTCGTCGCGTCCAAAAACGAATAGGTTCGACGCTGTGCTTTTTTTGATATACATGATTTTTTAATAGACGATGATGTTCTAGCACAACTGAGTAAAGATTGAATTTTCGTTTCGGTTGATACTAGTGATGAAGTCATCATCGTGTCCCCAAAAGAGGCAACAGATGTAGCAGAGGCAGAGGCAGAGGCAGAGGCAGAGGAGGAGTCGTGTTCATCGTCGTCGCATCCACTTGATTCGTCAGCGTTATCACAATTCGGGTGTCGTGATATACGAGACATAAATTTGAGCCATTCATTATCAACAATATCCGACATTTATGCGTTTATGGACCTGATCTATAGTATCTTATGTAATGAATATAGTTTATTTCAATTCTATGTAATAATAAATATAAAATACTTATTGGTTGGTTCTTTTCTTGATTTTGATAGTGCGTTTGGATGTTGTAGATACCGCAGCTTGGTGTGTCTGGTTATTGGATGTAAAATAATCGCGGAATTTGAGTATAAAATAATGGATGATATATTCGGTGCGTATATGATGTAAATGAATAATGTGTTCGATGCTATGAAGTATGTCGGTAGTGACAAACTCATGAGTTCGATGTCGCACAATATAATATAAGAATTGTTTAATAATCGATCTGGGGTCCATGTAATATGTCGAACTAATCTCTCGAAAGTAAGAAATAATAAGCGAAACGTCATCGTCGTGGTCGCCATGCGTCGTCGTCGTGGTCGTCCGTATCATCGGTTTTTGAAATAAATGAATAAGGTGATCCCATACATCATGCGTGATGACGTGTAGATTTTGTAGGTCATCTTGATTTGTCTGAATATAGTTAATCATACTTCGAATATCGGAATGAAATTGCTTTTGTATTGCGATCAAGTTTTCGTCGGATAGTTTAAGTTGTTCATTATCGCGTATTTTACATAAAAACGCGAATATATCCGCCTGAGGCAACTGATTAAATCGCATCCGAACAAATTCGGTTTGTAGAGATTCATCGATTCGCGAGACATAGTTACATATAAGACAGAACCGAACATTATTATCGGTATAACTCGTAAGTAAATATCGAAGCGCGATTTGTGCGTTTGTAGTCATATAATCAACCTCATCCAAGATGACAAACTTAATTCCGTTACCAAACATCGATTTTGTGCTTACAAAATTATTGATTTGATTCCGAATAATGTCGATACCGCGTTCATCAGACGCGTTTAAATGAATCATTAAACCGCGATTCTGCATATTTAGTTTGGTTTGATATGCTGTTACGAGATTAATGATTGTGGTAGTTTTGCCGGTGCCAGGCGGACCATAAAATAAAAGATTTGGAAAATAATTTGTTTTTAGGATATTGGAGAGAATCATGCGATTCATCGGTTCTAAAACAATATCCTCAAAACAGGATGGTCGATACTTTTCAACCCACGGCATCGAATCATTCACTAGATGCGTGGTGGAGGTGGTAGATCTTTCTGTTGTGTGAATATTGACGGATGACATTTTGATTATATTATGTTTATGTTGAGTTATATTTATGTAATGTAATGGAATGGAATGGAATGGAATCATGGAATCATGGAATGGAATGGAATCATGGAATCATGGAATCATGGAATCATGGAATAAGAATCAAAATATCAAAGAATTGAAATATAAAATGCGTAATTATGGTTATATACAAGTATACAATTATATCATAAATCATACCCCTAATTTCTATGGCGTCGTCACCACATGGATATCTAGAACTGATTCTTGGTTCTATGTTTTCTGGAAAAACATCATATTTATTAGAGGTATATAAGAAATGTATGTTTTGTAATATCCCCGTAGTGGTTGTCAACTATGCCGCGGATAATCGTTATACGAGTGAGGCTATGCTTTCAACACACGACAAACAAATGATACCATGTATTCTAGCGTCTACAATCAGAGAGGCTCTTATGAATCACTTGGAAACAATAGAAAAGGCAGATACCATTCTCATTAATGAGGGCCAGTTCTTTCCAGACATCGAAGAAGAAGTAAAACAACTGGTTGAGTTCTCGAATAAACGCGTTTATATTTGCGGTCTGGACGGTGATTTTGAGAGAAAACCGCTGGGATCACTCTTACAACTGGTTCCGTTTAGCGACAACATCATAAAATTAAAATCGCTTTGTAGTTTGTGTCGTGATGGAACGCCGGGTGTATTTAGTTTCAGAACTACGAATGAGAAAAATCAAGTAGTGATCGGATCATCAAATTACATACCTTTGTGTCGAAAGTGTTATCAGGGAGAGACAAAAAAGAGGGAGGTCGTGTCGCAGCGACATTCGGATGAATAAAAGAAGGTCGCTCGCTAATATAGTTATATGTATTTCTCTTTAAGTTCTTTTTATCTAATTATGCCCAAAAGGGTATAAATATAATTTACGGTAATTCATATAATTCGACCGCTACATTCGCCTTCATGCCAACGTTTTCATTTCCGTCATCGACTGTTGCTGTGGGTGCTGTGGGTGCTACCACGAAAAAAAAAGCGAAGATGATGGCGCCAAAAGAAGATGTTGATTCACATACCGCGACGACTGCGACCCCTGAAAAGAACACGCATGACACAGAAGAATACGCAATTCAGAGTGAACCCACATTTCCGGATGTAGTAATATTGAAGCAAACTGATAAAAATTATATCGTAAAACATAATCATTATTCGCTATCACATGTTAAAGGTTCAGTTGCCGGCGATGAAAACCCTATGTCTATGTCTACGAATGGGATACATTCGAACTCTTCAACCGACCTTGTATCACCAAATCAGATATACAAAGGACAAATCAATAAAAAACGCGGTAGAAAACCCAAAGCTGGTATTCTCTTAAATTCTACTACCGGAATGTATGACACAACGGAAGTCCCAAATATTATACTACATCTGAAGTGCCATTTATCTGACCTGAAATCAAATGACTCGATCTCGAATTTCGATTATACACCGTCCATAAATGAAGTAGAATCTTATAATTTATCGACGAATATGTTGAAGTCGAGTGAACTATCTCATTCATATCATTCAGATACGAATAATGACAACGGTGATGATGAAAATGTTAATGATAATGATCATAATGCTAATAACATTCAGAATAATATATACCTGCAGCGTGATATGAATACTACGGTTATTGTGCCGGCGTGTCTAGGACCATCATCCGCATCTGGACCGGCGGCGGGACCGTCATCGGCGATACCGGTAAAAAAAAATGCTAACGAAGCCAATATTCATGTAATAAATGAACGACATCACAAAGAAGTAATGAAAAAAATTAACAGATTAAAATATTCATTTCATAACGGCGATACGATACAAATGAAACTGAATCATAAATGCGCTTGTTTTTGGGATACATGCGAATTTGATGGTCCCATTTATTACACGCCGATTATGATTGTAAATGGCGTATTTCATGTGAGCGGTTGTTATTGTTCCCCCGAATGTGCTCTTGCTTCTATACTTAAAGAGCAAATGGATACGTCTACCAAATTTGAACGCATTCACTTACTCCATTTATTATACGGCACTTCGAAAACAACCGGATTTAAACCAGCACCAAACCCGAACTATCTACTGGATAAATATTACGGAAATTTAACGATTGAGGAGTATCGCTCGTTACTGAAAGGACCTCAACTGATTCATGTTGTCAATAAACCGTTGACGCATATTCTTCCGGAATTGTATGAAGATAACAACGACTTTCTTGTAAACAGTAAGGTGATACCTACGAATACACTTAAGTTGAAGAAACGATACAAGACTACGTTGGTTCAAAATAGTGCTACCGCGGATTGAATCAGCTACTTCTATTATGTATAGAGAATCATTTTCTATACATAATATATAATATATAATATATAATATATATTATGGCATATACACCTGATAAGAAGGAGGAGCAGGATAATATTGTATTGTATATCAAGAAAACAAAAAACGCGACTTATCCCACAAAATATGGATTAGAGTTCCAGTGTGTAGAACTAATACGCCGTTTTTTTACGATACACAAAGATTTGACATTCCCCGATGTTGTCGATGCTACTGATTTATTTACAAGAATTACTGAATTTTCGCATACGTCGAGGAAGCCTGCGGCGGCGGTCCCATTACAAACGCACTCATTCCCATACAAATATTCTGCGACATATTATTTACGACCAGGGAGTATCATATTTTGGAAATACAAGAAACCGGATTATCCGTATGGTCATGTTGCCATGATATGGAAAAATGACCCGAAAACAAATGAAACATATATTGTTCAACAAAATTTGAACCCGCCGATCAAACGGTTGAATACCGCGCTGCTATTTTCAAAAATGAATCGCGCAGATAGTAAATACGCGGGTGTCAAATTACTTCCACTTGAATATTTAACCGGTATTCAAAATTTAGATTGTATTGTTCATCGATTATAATTTAGCCGCGCCCATACCCGCCGCTGACGCTGCCGCCGCCGCCGCCGTCGACTCCACCGCTTCCGATTTTTTTCTCTCGAGCACTTGATTATATATCTTTGTCATTTCTTGACGACGATAGTATTGTTCAGCTGACTTATCCATAAAATTTCGTATTTCAGAAAATCGCATCTGATTTGTGCTATGAGCATGAGTGGTAGAAGTCAATGACGCAGCAGCAGAACCTCCTCGCATATATTCTCGAATCACACGCTTTATATCATAATTCGTATGCTCTAAAGCAGTTTTTACTTGTTCTTCTGTCATTTCGGTTTGTGACATAATCACACGTGTCATCGTATCTATGACCGCAGGAGATGGAACAGGTGCTGAAACCGGTGTTTGTTCAGACATTATTATAATAATACACTTATTTGATACTTTATATACTTTACAGAAAATTAGAATTTGAATACGATGAAAATTAGAATTTGAATACGATGAAAATTGAAATAAACATATTAGAATATAAAGAATATAGCACAGTCAAACTTAAATGACCGAACCTGTTTCTTCGTCTTCGTCTTCGTCGTCCAATAATGCCGGCATGACAATCGATATTCGTCCGATGATCGAGGATATCTCACAGGTGATGACAAAACATATTACCAGTATATTATCAGGCGTGATCGGGGAATATACCGTATACAAAGAAACACATGATACAATTATGGGGTTACCATGTGTTCGCAAATTACAACAACGAATCAACGAATTGGAGAATCGTCCGTATGAAAATGGAGGAGGGGGTGATGCTGCGTCGTATTCTTCGTCTCGTGGCTGCGGAGGATCGCGTGAAGATGAAATCAACCAACTTCAAAATGCGATAGTTGAACTCAATCGTTATATTGTTGCGTTGGAATCAAAAACCGACATGAAATCGGTATGTTCTTCATCACTACCGCAAAATGACGAAGAGTCGATTCGGTTAGAAGTTCATGAAGATGATGACTCTTCGCCAGTCGATAATCATCATGACGACGAATCTACCCGTTTCCTTCCTTCATCAAATAGTAAGAATGTCATCGTATCTTCTACTTCTTCACTATCAAATGAAGACAACGATCAAGCGACCGAAACAACAGAAGACCTAGCCGGACCCGATGTTGCTGATGAGGCCGAGGAAGCCGAGGCAGAGGAGGCCGAGGAAGCCGAGGAAGCCGAGGAGGCTGAGGAAGCCGAGGCCGAGGAAGAAGAGGCCGAGGAAGAGGAACCCGAGGAGGCTGAGGCAGAGGAGGAAGACGAGGAAGCCGATGAAGCCGAGGAGGCCGAGAAGACCGAGGAGGCCGAAGCTGAGGAAGAGGAAGCCGAGGAAGAGGAAGCCGAGGAAGAAGAAGCTGAGGAAGAGGAAGCTGAGGAAGCCGAGGAAGAGGAAGCCGAGGAAGAGGAAGCTGAGGAAGAGGAAGCTGAGGAAGAAGAGGCCGAGGAAGAAGAGGCTGAGGAAGAGGAAGCCGAGGAAGAAGAGGCTGAGGAAGAAGAGGCTGAGGAAGAGGAAGCCGAGGAAGAAGAGGCTGAGGAAGCCGAGGAAGCCGAGGAAGCCGAGGCCGAAACAGCAGAGGAGGAGGCCGAGATCGAAGTATCTGAAGTCAAAATCAAAGGAAAGACCTATTTTACAACTGATCCACAAAATGGAATCATCTATGCTTGCGTCAACGACGATGTTGGCGATGAAGTTGGCGTTTTCAAGAATGGCGTTGCCGTTTTCAATAAAGGAAAGAAGTGAACAAATTGGATAGATAATATAATCTGACTGTAATATATATTATTTTTCATTCGATTCCATTCCATTCTATTCCATTCCATTCCATTATGCTTGAGAGAATATGCTCACCCGCATTATTGTATTTAGCCTTTTCGATGATTCAAATCGTTATTGATTTGTTTCAAGGCGATTATCATATATCATTATTGAAATTTATTATAATGTTTATTTTCACAGCAATTCTCAATATTCTGTGTTTGAATGGTTACACTAAACTCGTGTGGTTTATTGTGATTATTCCGATTATTTTACTTACTTACATTAGCAGCGTTCTTTTTTATGTTTTTGGTATAAATCCAGATAAATCTAGTGTCCATGTCAAGAAACCCGTCAAGCAACAACAGCCGTCACCGTCCTCGCCGTCCTCGCCGTCCTCGCCGTCACCACCGCCACCCCCTCCGAAATAACAACATAAAAAGATTTTGCTGTCATTATACATAGAGACCCAAATTTGTTATCAAATGAACTGTATTCACAATACCAGAAGTAGTAAATACATTTGTTCTAATTTTCAAACAAATCAAAAATATCCATCATTCATACCAACATCAACGTCGTCATCACAAATGACGATTCAACAAAAACCGATTTCTGATATGGAAATATATTTCGCGTATTTCTCGGTGTATATCATTTTTCCTCTATTATATAATATGCTTGTGTGTGGAGATAAATCGGTGATAATGGTTTTATGGCGTTATATTACATCAGGTGTGTTTGATACGGTTTCATACATCAAAGAACTAGCTACCGATCTTTTTTATACAGCATTACGCACATTCGGACAATACTCATTTAGCACATATACGGTTGTCAAGGATGGACGTGAAATCTATACATCATCGTCTATGTTTTATTATTATAAGAGTGATGAGGTGTCAGTTTATCGGATCGATCAAGCAAAGTATAATGTGTGTAAGTGGATTGATCAACAGTGTAAGTTGTATTTGAAACTACATGGGGAAGAACCCGAGGTGAACGCGGCACAAAACGATATTTACGATTTTATCCTTCATAAGGTAGATCGACAACCATATACTCGTATTCATAGAGGTGATTTTACCGGACGAACTCATACACTTATTACTGAGCACTACCGTCCTTATCGCAAATCATACCAGTTTGCGCCTGAGGCAGAACTTACTGTTTATGCGAATGGCACGTCGGTTGAGCCGCCTCTGGTATCGACCGAGACTACTATTGTTCATGATCATGAACACGATGATGCCGCTCACAGTTGTTTTCAGCCACAAGTTTTCAAATTAAACTTGAAGACGCCGCGTCATTTTTTTCTTGAAAAGAACGAGATTTTAGACACCGCATTTTTGAAATGGATGCTTTATAATGAATTCGGTCGTGACGGTATTTCGAAATATCTTCGCTCGCCATTTTACAATTATAAGCTTACGCTGTATTATAATGAATGTATGAAGGACTATTTTAAGGAAGATAATAAGACGGTAGCGGAGACGGAGAATCAAGAACCACGTATTACCAACACACAACCTACCCGTTTTACGGCGTATGTGTTGGACCATACACAGTCGGTGATTATCGGACATACTTATGTTGTTAAGATTGATTCACTATTAAGATGCCCTGTATTTGAATCAAATGAAAAGCAAGTATTTGATATTGATGGTGTATTGTCGTCTTATTATGACAACTCAGATACTGAGTGTGATGATGGTGGTGACGCACACGCAGGCACAGATAGCGAGAGCGACCACGACAGCGACCACGACACCGATAGCGACACCGAGACCACGACCACGACCAACCCCGAAACCAATACCGTGACATCTACTCAGTATGATGACGCTGAATTTGAAGTAATTCAATAACAAAGAACATAAAGAGTATAAAAAAAAATTGATAGTATAATATACGGTGTGTATTATCCCATCCACATCAATTTACGGAATTTCTTCAACGATATGACTGAATCAACTGACGCGTTTCATAAATTATCTCATCGTTGGACGTTATGGGCACATCTTCCTCACGACACAAATTGGTCTGCTTCAAGTTATAAGAAAATATACGAATTTGACACGGCGGAACAGGCAATCGCTATATTCGAAGTTTTGCCACCCAAACTCGTCATGAATTGTATGTTGTTTCTCATGCGGACAGGAATCGTCCCGATGTGGGAAGACGCACAGAACCGAAACGGCGGTTGCTTTTCATATAAAGTTGCGAATAAAGAGGTAAATAGCGCATGGAAACAACTGTCATACGTTACGGTAGGTGAAACAATATCAACCAATTTGAATGTGGTTCCGATCGTAAATGGAATCACGATCTCACCGAAGAAGAATTTCTGTATCATCAAAATATGGATGGCGAATTGTAATTTTCAGAATGCGGGGATTATTCGCGAACTGGAAGGAATTACAGCACACGGGTGTTTGTTTAAGAAACATACACCGGAATACTAATTGCTCACTTTGCTCACTCGCTACATCGCTTCGCCCGCTGCGCGGCTTCGCGATTTCGTTCGCTCGCGCTTCGCCGCTCAAGTCTGATGGGTGTGGTGTGGTGTGGTGTGGTGTGGTGTGGTGTGGTGTGGTGTGGTGTGGTGTGGTGTGGTGTGGTGTGGTGTGGTGTGGTGGTGTAAATAATAATGCTACTCTTCAGCCTTATTATTTTATTCAATACGTCGGCGTGATCGTTGTCACGACCAATCCACCTCAATATATGTATGTCGCGTTACTGTAAATCCGTTCATTTGTTCGCGTTCTTCAACATTTATTTTACTATCTGGGAAATAATTTCGTAGATATTCAATCACATCCATATGAACCCGACTTTTATGATGGATTTGAACCGCGACTCGATACGTCGCAAGTTGTTGTTGTTCATCTAATCGAAACGCATATTTTGTATGTTGGTCATTATTCCCTTTTTCGATTTCATCGCATATCGTGTCTCGAATTTGAGTGGCCAATTTCATAATTATAATATTATATCTATATTCTCGAAGTGCTTCTTTTGTTAGTAGCAAACGATGTGCGCACACAGACGAAGACATGATGACCTAGCGACAGACCGAGAGAATCCCGAATTTTATATAATATAGAACATCTGTTTTTATATTATATTCTATGAACCCATACCCATGACTTCAGAGGAGGAATGGGCTGATCACTATGAACTCGGTAACGGCGACAAGCACAACTTAATCGTCCCTAACGAAGCCACATAATATTTCACAACAAGTGGCATATCATTATCCAAATACATCTCGATTTGATTACACAAATTCGTGCATTTGATGAAATACCCCAGGTTTTTTAGAGAGAACTCGCCCTGAATGATCTTACCTGCGTCCTTCTTATGAAGAAATTCCATACTTCCATCAGACTCAACACGCCTCACCTCCGCTGTAGCGAATTGTCCAGAACAGCGAAATATCAGCTCGTTCCCAACCGATTTAATCTCAAGTTTCTCCGAAATACATGAGAGATCACGAATAATCTTCTGAAAATCACATGACGGGAGGTTAATCACGCTGGAAAACGCGACTTGTGGCTCCACCAAGTCCTCCGGATCAGGCTCGATCAGACGCAACTTCTGGGTCTTACACTGTTTGATATCACCATTCTCGAATTTAAGCCCGAGATACGAAACCACGCCGTCATTATAATCCTTCTTCTCAATATAGATCGTAAGCGTATCGTCATTATCGATCGAGTTGATTAACTTGAATAAGTGGAACATATTTACGCCGATGATAATCTTATCAAGTGCGCACTCATACAGCTCGAAATTCACCGCTTCCAGAAACATATGCGCCAACATCGTATGCGATTTATCCATATTGATGATGCGAATCCCGTCCTTTTGAAACGTGATATTCGTCTCGATGAGAATTTCTTTTAACGCACACATCAGCGTTCTCACGGGAGCGATTTGGACCGTTTTAATCACGAGAACATTATCGCTATTGTTATAAGCATCAGTGGTGCCAACGACGCTGTTACTGATGTGGTTGGTAGGTGCTGCCGCCGCCGCCGCCGCCGCCGCTCCTCCTCCTCCGGTATATCCGGATTGTGCGTTTGAATGACTCATTTTCGTTTCTTTATACAATACATTTTACAAATCTTTATATCTATTTGTGCGTAATATATAGTAATACGACGGCGATGACGACGGCAAAGACGAAGTCCCACAAACACAAAGGAACCAAAACGATTATAAACAATACTCGCAAACGCAAACGCAAACCGCATTCTCACCGCGACGACGACGACGACGACGATGACGGATGGCTTCGGGTGACAATCCGCGGAGCACCCTACGAACGCGGTGTGAGCCATGGAAAACAGGTTGTTGCGGCTGATCCCGAGAGATTTACGCGTATGTTCGCCGTGTTCGATAAGATATTTCGCCAAAGTTACGGCAGAGATATCGAGTTTTTTTACGGATTATGCGAAGATTTTTATCAGCCGATCATTAAAAAACGGTTTCCAAAGATATTCCGAGAGATGGAAGGGATTGCGGCGGGGGCAGGCGGCCTCGATGTGCGTCAGGTCATCCTGATCAACGTCTATATGTCCCTTCCGTATTTTTACGAACATATGCTTCGTTATATCGATACGCCCAAATACAGGAAGAAATACGCGGATGTCATACGCGATGAACACGCGATTCGCGCCGACCCCACCGCCCTCTCCGCTCGCGCCGCTCGCTTGGATGAATTCAAAGACAGGTGTTCGCTCATTATGGCAGTCGGCCCGAGCTGGACCAAAGACGGCGGAATCGTATGCGGACATTCATCCTTTAGCAACTTTCTCGATGCCCAATTCTGTAATGTAATTTTACGGATCGAGCCAGAGGCGGGAGATGGGTGCGTCATGGTGATGCAGACCACGCCAGGCGGTGTATATAGCATGACGGACTTCTTTGTCACCAGCGCGGGAATCATAGGGAGCGAAACGACGATACGCGGATTTAACGCTTTCAAGCTGCGAGACCCAATTTGTTGTCGAATTCGCGAATGTATGCAATACGGACAAACCTTAGAAGATTACGCCGAGAGATTACAAAAACGGAACTCGGGGGATTATGCGTGTTCATGGATGTTTGGTGACGTCCGGAACCGTAGTGGAGGGCCGCGTATTATGCGTGTTGAACTCGGTCTGAATTATGTCAATATTGAAACCACGAAGGATGGGGTGTTCCTCGGGTTTAATTCGACCTATGACGAGAGAATTCGAGCGATTGAATGCTCGGGTGTCTCGGGGGGGGTAGGCGGCGGCGGAGGCGAACTGAGTGATGCCGATGGGTTTCACGACGTGACATCAAGTATCGGCAATCGCCGGGTTCAGTTAGAAAAACTCGCGGAAAAGTATCGCGGACGGATCAATACCGCCGTCGTAAAACGAATTCTGGCCGATCATTTTGACAATCATTTAGGAAAAACGGCGGCGAATTCGCGGACGATTTGTAAGCACGCGTATGCGGACGCCGCCGCCGATAGCTCCGGCTCCGCGCCATTCAAGCCCGTTGGCGCGTATGACGCAAAAGTCGCGGATAGTGCGTTAATTCGGCGGATGTCGTTTTTGGCGCATTTAGGGCCGCCATGTGGGACTCCGTTTTCGGTCCGCGAACATATGAAAAAACACCCGGAGTGGAAAGATTGGGAAGAATATTTAGCGGATTTTCCGCGGAGGGGGTGGGTGGAGGCGTGAGTTAAAAATATATGTTATTTATATAACAAGTAAATTAGTAATGTCGCTAAGAGCGCATACGATGACAACGTCCGATGGGGTGAAAAGAAATTCCTGGGGTAACGCAGTCGATGAACGGGGTAACGAGATTGGTAGATTCAAGAATGAGGAGAATGACGGGGATGATGACGATGAGGAGGAGGAGGAGGAGGATGAGGATTATGGCGGAGGTTCCCGTCGCCGTCGCCCTTCGCGCAAATCCACGATCTCCATGAAATCCAAGAATTCCAAGAAGTCTTCGCGCAAATACAAGAAATCCGCCAAGCGCGTATTTAGGAAGAAATTGCGTTCCACGAGGCGGCGTTGAAATCCGTGGTTGAATGGATTCTCAATATTGGAAGAATAAAATATTGAGAATATGTATAAGAAGAAGGATTTTTAATAAAATAAAATAATGTCAAGTACATCAAGCATATCAAGCACTATAGCAGCTATGGAAAATGAAAATCCAGAATTATTTCAACAACTTAAAAAAACAGCAGAAAAAGTATCACGCCAATCCTCAGACGCAGCCGGATTCCAATCCTCAGACGCAGCCGGAGTCCAATCCGAATCCGCAGGCCTATCCGAATCCGCAGGCCTATCCGGAGCCTCAGTCCAGTCCGAATCCGCAGACCAGTCCGGAGACGAAGTCGCAGACAATGCAGCAAGGATTGCTGAACTAGAAAGAATAATTACCGATCAGTCTAAAACCGATAAAGAAAAAGCTGATGCCCAAGCAGAATTAGATAAACTAAAACCCCCCGCTCTCCCAGCCGCAAACGCAGCCGCAAACGCAGCCGCAAACGCAGCCGCAGCCGGAGGCGGCCGCCGTCGCACCAAGCGTAAGCAGCAGAAGAAGGGCAAGTCGGCCAAGAAGGGCGGCAAGAAGCACCGCAAAAGTTCCGGCAAGAAGTCTCGCCGAAGCAGCAGCAAGAAGTCCCGCCGTTATGGCAGGAAGTAAAATATCATTATTTTAGCAAATTTTCATCAAACGAAAATAATGATATGTCAGTTACGACGGGTGCGGGTGCGATGATGGCGGCGGTTTGAATATCGGGTGGTGCGTTTGGATTTGGTTGCGGTGCCTCGGCGTTTGTCTGCTGATGTTGGCTTTCGTTTAGAACTGGCGGCCCGACGAGCCTTACGCTTTATCGTTGTTTTTCTTCTTTTTCCACCCATATTATCGGATTCATTTCCACTTCCATTTCCACTTAGTCGCATATTTTCACCGCGATCTCCTGCTGCTGCTCCTTCTGCGGGGTTACCGTTGGGGCGGTTGGTTTGGACTCGAACCACGCGCCGGGCTCTCTGTCTCTGTCTCTGTCTCTGTCCTGGTGCTGGTCCTGGTGCTGGTCCTGGTGCTGGTCCTGGTGCTTGTCCTGGTGCTGGTCCTGGTGCTTGTCCTGGTGCTTGTCCTGGTGCTTGTCCTGGTGCTTGTCCTGGTGCTTGTTGTCTATCACTAGTATCCTCATTCGTTGAATCGCTACTTACATAAAGTTCTCCAAGCATACGATATAAACTTCCATCTGATGCCGTCGAAGCTGGACTCATGCTAGGACTTGAAGGGGGTCGTTCGGGGCTTGGGGGGGGGTGTCTTTATTATCTCTTATCTTGGAGGGGTGGTTGATTACTTCTTCCGATAATGTTCTCTTCAACATTTATAAAAATCTTTATATACTTATTATAGATTTTTATTTGCATATCAGTCCATTATAATGTCAATATAGTGATCCGGCGCCAGCCATCACTACCTCAACAACGCCATCGCTATTCTCTCTGAGATATGGAATACAAACGCGGCAACCATCCTAAAAAGAATCCACGTATACTAATGTAAAAAACTCAACTCCTGAAAACTATCATACCGCTCAATCCGAGCGTGAAACACGCAACACATTTATCAAACTCGTTGCTCTCAATAAGACAGGAAGTAAAATATCATTATTTTAGCAAATTTTCATCAAACGAAAATAATGTGATATGTTAGTTACGACGGAGGGGATGCGGTCGAAAAGCTCCGTAATAACAATAATAAAGTTTATATACTCATAATATTATCATTTCTTATGTCTATCTCATCGTCGACCGCCGCCACCGCCGCACCCGCACCCACCACCCCCTCCCTCAACGACACCATCGCCATTCTCTCGGAGATATGGAATGCAAACGCCGCGATCCCGGGTAACGAGCACATTCTCGAGAGAATCCACGCCTACGTAAAGACCCAGCTCCCGCAATCCATCAAAAACTACCAAACCGCTCACGCCGAACGCGAAACACGCAAGAAATCTCTCGAACTATTCGCCGATGAATTCACCGAGAGTTTCCTAAATCGAAACAAATATTTCTATTCTCCGCATTCAGAATTGTATTTTACGTATCATAATCAGGTACGATATGCCTTAATTCATGAAGACCAAATCCATCACCGGATTCTAGCCGACATTACAGCGTCGGATTTTCTATCCGCAACCGCTACGACAAGCGCGACAAAATACCGCATAAAAAACAGGGTCATCAAGAGTATTCAATCCTCCCGCGATATTCTCTCGGCCATCCCCGAATCTCGCACCATCCAGAATGTAATCGGCTTGCTCTACCCCGCACTCTTTCATACACGCGACCATGCGAAGTATTTTCTCACGATCCTCGGCGATGTCCTCCTCAAAAAAGCCGCGCCTCTTATCTATTTTGTTCCCGTCGTCGCAAAAGAGCTCATCAAAGACCTTGGTAGCGAATGTTACGCTTTATTTGGGTCTACTGCCCATTCGTTCAGCACCGCATTCAAGTTCAAATATTATGAGCACCAATATAAGGATTGTCGGTTGGTGGATATTCGATGTGGTGGAGGCGGTAGCACACAATCAGCATCATCATCGTCATCGGCCACATTTATGCTTCGTCTCTCGAACATGCCGGAACTCTTGACATCCATCATAGACCTTTTCTGTGTCGCCGCACATTACTCGCACAGATTCGGGAGCGCCGACGACTTCCTGCGCCTCCACTGTAAAACGCCGGAGGTCAGCAGCCATGCGTGGTTTTTACGCGATCGCACCGATCAGCAAATCATCGACGAGTTCATGAATTACGCTACTGAACCTGCGTCATCCGACCATGAAATAACGATGACGAATATGATGTATCTGTGGAAGATGTATCTCTCGGAGTTTCGTTTGCCAAGCGTGTTTTTTGCGGCAACGTTGCGTTCAAAACTCGCCAGTATTGCCTCGCCGTCGCCATCAGCGACTACACCTGACACGATTCCAAACCGGACAAGCAAGTATCTTCCCATCGTAAGTCAGTTTCGCCAGTTTTGGAGCGAAAATTGTTTCACAGATGACCGTGAAATCGAACTGGAAATCGACGAGCTTTCAACGCTGTTCAACGAATACACAGCATCAGCGGCAAGTCCGCCCGTAGGCGACGCAACTCTACTCGGAATGCTGCGTCATTTCTACCCCGATGTCATCATAGAAGACGATAAATATATACTGAATGTCGGTTGTAAATTATGGGATAAAACCGCCGAAATCAACGAATATTTGCTTCAATTTAAAGAGCTGTGTATAACGAATCATCATTCATTTCCACAACCGTTATATAATGCGTATGAGTTTTACTGTGGGAAGTGTTACGCTACCGCGAAGCGTCGTATTATCAGCAAGCGGTATTTTGAGAAGTATTTCATGGAAGAATATCCGGATTACATCGATGAAAATGGAATGATTACGATAAAATGGTGGGGGGTTACGGACGATGACTACGACGCCGATGACGCCGATGACGTCGATGACGCGGCAACCTTGTCATAAAAGTTATACAAAATATCCCGCGTCGCGTCTAATCCTTCCGGGTGAAACATCACGCCATATACGCGATTTTTTGCGAATTCGAAAGCACACGCATGGCGGCGTCCATCACGAAACTTCGTAATCCATGCAATCTCTCGAACACTCGACGATGACGACGACGCCGGAGGAGCAACAGGAAGTTCATGAAAATAAAAGTAGGCTTGTTCGCGCTGCGATGTGTGGCCACGCTCATGCCCTTTGAAAATACGATGTGTCGAGAGATCGACGCTATGCGACCCCGTCCATATTGTATTGTAAGATACAAGTGATCCGCCATAATATAGCATCAATACCTGACACCCATGACATATTCCTAGCACCGGTGTTTTCGGAAAATGATACAAATAATAAAGCTCAAGCATGAGTTCGGGCTGCGGTGTATGCGATTTCACGCGAAAACGAGCGCCGGGTATGATCAACCCGCGTATGTCGGTGCGCTTAATTATCGCCGGATCACACCGTCGAGTTACAATAAATGGAATCTCTCGGTGTTTGAGAGATTGATATAACTCGCGCAGTTTATTCGCATGATTCGGTGCCTCGCGTGTGACAATAAGTAGCATCTAAACTACTACAATTTATATTATTATATACCTATATCTATACCTATACAACGACTGATATAATCATATATAATAATACATACTAATAAGCTGATCCATACGGCCGCCGCATCACCGCTGATTGGTTGATCCCTCGCATGTTAGATCCGGTCCCCTCCAGTTTCACGATCCGCCCGCTTTCAATATAGATTTTAACAGGAAATGTCGCCGCAAATTCAGAATCATGCGTTACTACAATCATCGTCGTCTTCTTCGACATTTCTTGAATCATCTGTGTTACATATTTTTTATGAAACGCATCCACCGCGGCTGTAGGTTCATCCATAATTGTGATCGGTTTGTTGCTCAAGTAGCTTCGCAATAAATAAATAATCTGCCGCTGCCCACCGCTGAGATTTTCACCTCTCGAACCCGCCATCGTATCCAGACCTTGCGGTAGTTTCTTAAATACGTTCATAATTTTCAGTCGGTCCAGAATTTCGATGACTTCCTCTTTCGGTGTATCTGTTGCGTAGCATATATTATCGATGACGGATCGATTGAATAAAACCACCTTTTGAGAGACGATCGATAATTTGCTTCGCAGGTATTCACGGTCGATATTGCGAATATCCTCGCCATCGAAAAGAATTTGACCTTCTGTCGGCTTGAAAAAACCGGACAAGAGTTTGATAATGGTTGATTTACCGCTTCCGTTGGTTCCGATGATTGCGACGCGGTCGATAGGTTTGATTGTAAAAGAAACATTATCGAGAGTTTTCTTACGGTCTTCGGCGTTTTTGGCCTCACTCGAATTCGTGTATTCAAACGATACATTTCTGAATTCGATATCTCCGGTGATCGGCATACCCGTTTTATGGCCAGACGCATCTTTATCATCTACCAAAAGTTTGCGAATATTCGTTTCATTTTCAGCGAGTTTGCCATATTCCGCAATCACGAGAATGCTTCGCTGTGACGCAGTCTTGATATATCGAACAAAAAACAACATAATAATGATGACTTTGATCGTGGATACGCTATCGATCGATTTGGACTTATATAAACGAAGGATCACGTAAACATAAGCAACAAGTATGAGTGTCACGATAATCGACATGGCATATCCGCCCTTCGATGTGCTCCATAATTGCGTTTCATGTGCACTGTCATATATATCGTGTTTCTGCGTCAAGTATTCCTTCTCATCCTTTACTTTTTTACTACATATAATACTAATTGAATTACTGAGAACATCGTCGATATTCGACATCAGATTCTTCTCTTCATTCTCTCGTTGCTCCGATGTATTTTTCGTATCTAAAAGAATGTAATAATACAAAATGAAAAACGCGATGAATACGATCAACGTCATACCGCCGATAACCGGATTCAAATAAATAATATATACAAGAATAACAACACTTGTAAGAACGAATGTGATGACCCAATAAATAAATCGACCGGTAAATGATGTAACAGTATTCGGTATCTTTAATGCTTTGATAATATGGTTTGATATATCTTCTTTTTCGTAATTCACCTCAATATTTTGGAAGATGACATCGATGAGTTTGAACCGGATGAATTTCTCCATCATCGGATAATAGATCTTGTCGAAATAGTTGCTAATCATATAGACCGTATCCACGAAGAGTGTCATTCCAGCAATTTTCAAAAGAAGGGTCATTGAGTTACTGTATTCCAATTTATTGATCGCGGTAGTGAAGTTGGAAAATAGGTCAGACAATACGATCATTTCGATCGGATTACATATAAGTGTCGTAATGATCGTAATGAATACCCAAAATTTATTGTGATTCAAGAACTCTATAATATATCCCGTAATGATATGATTCTCCATCGTGCCTATGATAGGTGTCAGGCGCGATGTATTTTGAATTACAATACTATTATTATAATGAAATATAATAGTAAAATACAAACTGATGTTGAAGTATCATCTCTCAGAACCTTACTTAACCCTCTTAGGAGTATTCACGAGACGACTGCGACGGCCGGTCTTGGAAATCTTGATCGCACCGAACTTCCCCTTGCGGGCGGTGTAGCCATATTTGCGCAGACGGTTCTCCTTCTTTGCGGTAACATGCTTCTTCGCACTCACGATACGACCGTGCTTATTAAACACGAGGTCGCTCTTAGTAAGTCCACCGGGGGTCTTGTAGGCAGTATCATGCCAGACTTGTGCGCGAGAACCTTCTAACATCTCATACTTCCTGCCTTTGACGTGGTAAAATCCATCATCGTGGCGGTCCAATCGTTTCACCATTTTACTAAATCTTTCGTTATATCTTATCGTTAGAAAAAATCTAAAATATGAATCTAAAATGAATTTGTTATGGGTGCTCCAAAGCCACCCGGCGCGCCAGTCCATCGCCCAAAACGGTTGATATTATTCACAGCATATACCTTTTTCACGTTTTTTGTTTCGGTTGCGACGCGGATATTTTGCGCATAACGCATCTTTTTCGTTATATTCGTGTTATTGGTAGAAGTCGCCATTCCAGCAGTCGGGTTCGTTATCGTGGGGCATTTAAAATACGGAATGCGAATATCGTTGTTTTGATTATTAATGACAATAGGATTTCCAGATGAGTCAAACTGAACGAGCGCGTCGTTTATGCGGTATATGTCGCTACATGTGATACCAAACCCGAACGTCGTTCGATATCGGGGTGCTGGCATGATATCTCTCTAAAGATACATACCCAATCCAAAATAAAATTGAACATGAATTAAACATATTGTTCGAATATACTATACCCATCTCTTACCCAAGAATCAATTGTCAAATGCCGCCTAAATCTGCTGCTGCTGCTGTTGCTGTTGCCGTTCCTCCTAACGAAGACTTAAACAAATATCAAAAAATGACGGATCTCGAACACATCCTAAAGAAACCAGACACATATATTGGAACGATCGACCCGACGGAAACGATGGAATATGTGATGGACGTAGCGCCACCACCCGCCGACGCCGCTGCTGCTCCTCTTCCGATGCTGACCCGACGCACTATCACCTATATCCCGGGTCTATACAAGCTCTTTGACGAAGGAATGGTGAATATGCGCGACCATGTCGTACGTCAAACCCAAGCTGTCGCTGATGGTAAACCCAACGCGCTCCCCGTGACCACACTCGAAGTCGAGATCGATCCTGCCGATGGAACCATCCACATGACGAATGACGGTAACGGGATTGACGTCGCACAGCATCCTGAGCATAAACTCTGGATTCCTGAGATGATTTTCGGCCACCTTCGCACATCAACAAACTACGACGAGAAAAAGAAGGAGAAAATCGTTGGCGGGAAGAACGGGTTCGGATTCAAACTTGTCCTCATTTGGTCGGTCTGGGGGCGCGTGGAGACCGTCGACCATATCCGCGGACTGAAATACGTCCAAGAGTTCCGTAACAATCTTTCTGAAATCATGCCGCCGACCGTTACCAAGTCCAAGGTGAAGCCTTATACCCGCGTGAGCTTTCGACCTGATTACGCGAGATTCGGTATCGCTGGCAACAACCTTACCGCAGACATGGTCGCGCTTTTCCTAAAACGCACCTACGATATTGCGGCTGTAACCGACAAGACCGTGAAAGTGAAATATAACGGCGCGCTTGTTCCGGTGCGTCATTTTCAGCAGTATGTCGATTTGTATATTGGCGCAAAAGGAAGTGGTGGCGAAGGCGGCGGCGGGGTCAAGCGCATCTACGAGAACCCTGACCCTCGTTGGGAGTATGTCGTCTGCCTCACAACCACCGATGAATTCACACACATCTCATTCGTAAACGGAATCTATACTCCACGCGGCGGAAAGCACGTCGAATACATTACCAATCAAATTGTCCGTAAGCTCGCGGAGGTCATCAAGAAGAAGAAGAAAGTCGATGTCAAGCCGAATACAATCAAAGAACAACTCATGCTTTTCCTGCGATGTGATATTGAGAACCCGTCATTCTCTAGTCAGACCAAAGATGAGCTCGGCACAGCTGTCGCGAATTTCGGATCATCATGTAAAGTAAGCGACGAATTCATCGAGAAACTCGCAAAGATGGGTGTGATGGATGCCGCGTGTGCGCTGACGGAAGTCAAGGATACGAAAGCCGCAAAGAAGACCGATGGCGCGAAAACTCGAACGATTCGTGGAATTCCCAAACTCATCGACGCGAATTATGCGGGATCACCTGACAAATCCGCGCAATGCACGATTATATTGTGCGAAGGTGATTCAGCCAAGGCCGGTATTATCAGCGGCCTGAGTAAAGAAGACCGAAATTATATTGGTGTCTATCCGATGAAAGGCAAACTATTCAACGTTCATGGCGAGACGACGAAACGCATTTCAGAAAACCGCGAGATTGCGGAAATCAAACAGATTCTCGGTCTTGAAACTGGAAAGACCTACACCCCCACGGATGTCGCAACACGGCTGCGTTATGGTAAGGTGCTGTTCATGACCGATCAGGATTTAGATGGCGCTCATATTCAAGGTCTTGGTATCAATCTTTTCCAGACGGAGTGGCCATCACTCACGAAGATACCGGGTTTCATCGGATTCATGAATACCCCGATTCTGAAAGCACGTCGCGGCGCACAAGAAGTCCTCTTTTACAACGACGGCGAGTTTGAAGCATGGAAGAAGCAATTCCCCGACGCGGTCGTCCCCGCAAGTTGGAACACGAAATATTATAAAGGTTTGGGCACGAGCACCGGGAAAGAGTTCAAAGAATATTTCGAGCATAAGAAAATGGTGTCGTTTGTTCATACGGGAAAAGAAAGCGACGACCATCTTGATATGGCGTTCAACAAGAAACGTGCCGACGACCGAAAAGAGTGGCTCTCGAACTATTCGCGCGATGCGTTTCTCGATACATCAAAACCGGAAATCCCTTATGAAGAATTCATCGACCGCGGCCTCATCCACTTTTCGATCTACGACAACGAGCGCTCAATCCCCAACCTGATGGATGGACTGAAGATTTCGCTGCGTAAGATTCTGTATGCGGCATTCAAGAAGGGCGGCCTGAAGACGGAAATCAAAGTTGCGCAATTCAGCGGCTATGTATCGGAGCATTCGGCGTATCACCATGGTGAGGCGAGTTTGAATGCGGCGATTGTCGGGATGGCGCAGAACTTCGTAGGGAGCAACAATATTAATTTGTTAGAACCGAATGGTCAGTTTGGGACCAGATGTGCAGCAGGGCAAGATTCCGCAAGCGAAAGATACATCTTCACACAACTCAACAAGCTGACACGACTCATCTTTCGCCAAGAAGACGACGCCATCTTGTCGTATATCAACGACGACGGTCAAATGGTGGAGCCGACGTATTACGCACCAGCGATTCCGATGATTCTCGTAAATGGAAGTAAGGGAATCGGAACAGGATTTAGCACAGAGGTTCTTCAGTACAATCCGCTTCAAATCATCGCTTATATTCGCTCGATGCTCGCAGCGACTTCTGTGGCCGACCGCCCTGTCATCGAGCCCTACTTCAAAGGATTCAAGGGGTCGATTAAGAATATCGCGGCGACCTCCGGTGCTCCGGCTTCCGCCTCCGCTACCGCCTCCGGTGCCGCCACATCCCATGTGGCGGCGACCTCCGGTGCTCCGGCTTCCGCCTCCGCTAAATATCTCATCAAAGGCACATACGAAATCATCGCCGACCGTAAAGTCCGTATTACCGAGCTCCCGATTGGAACATGGACCGATGATTATAAAGTATTCTTGGAGAAGTTGATGGAAGTGCCTGCGGCGTCAGACAAAGACAAAATCAGCGACAAGTCTGCGGCAGCGGCTACCCCTATCCTCAAAGAATACACCGACATGTCCACCGACACCGTTGTAGATATTACTGTGACGTTTCATCCATCCTATCCACACACACCGAAAGATCTTGAAGCCGCGGTCATCGATCCCGACGCTGGAACAAACAAATTGGAGAAGCTTCTCGCACTATTCACAACACAAAGCACGACGAATATGAATTTATTCGACGCGCATGAGAAACTCCGGAAATACGCGACGATTTACGACATCATCGAGGATTATTACGCCGAACGCATCGGATTATACGCAAAACGCAAAGCAGCGATGCTGGCTCAACTCGCCAACGAGCTTCGAGTGCTAACAAACCGCGCACGATACATCCAAGAGATCCTCGACGACAAACTGGAATTACGAAGGCAAACCAAAGAGGCGATTTTCGCAAAGATGACCGACCATGGCTACGAGCATATCGATGGCGACGTTGAGTTCAAATATCTTCTCAAGATGCCGATGGATAGTGTGACGGATGAGAATGTTAAGCATCTCCTGTCGGAACGTGACGCCAAACGTGCGCAACACAAAGGACTTAGCGATACGTCGATTGAAGCATTATGGATACGTGACTTGGACGAATTGGAACAGGAGTATAAGAAGTGGGCCACAGCGATGGAGACGGGAGCAATAGGAGCGAAGACCGGTGGTGGCGGCGGCGCTGCTGCGGCACTCGCAAAGAAGAAGATGGTGGTGAAGAAAGTGTAATCGAATCGAATCGAAAAGGTATTGCTTATTATAAATAGTAAAATAATGTAAACAATTATGTAATTGAAATTATTGTAAATGTTTATTTTATTATTTTTTTTACTGCCGTTATTTCTATACATAATACTAGTGATATTTTCATGGACAGCATCAGTGGTGATGTGTAATAAAACATCATTATTATCTTTATCGACAAACATGACAAATATTGTGAAACAATACAAATTTCGTGAAGAAGTTTTAGATATTTCGGGAATCAGGATACACAGCGTAATAAAAGAACCAACTGGTATTATATCTGATGATGTATTTGTATTGATTCATGGAACAGCGAGTTCGTCAGTAATATTTTTCGACCTAATGAACCAACTTCCAGACAACGTCAAATGCGTTGCCATCGATTTACCATCTTTTGGTGTAAGTGGTGATATTGGTTTAGACACATATCCAAAGAATGAAGACTTGTTCATTTGTTATGCTGATGTTATAGGCCAAACACTACAAAAATTGAATATTCTTCATAACACGATTCTTGTTGGTTATTCACTCGGCGGATTTCTGTCCATTTATGTCGGGGCTCGGTTTCCAATAAAAAAACTAGTTCTGTTAAACCCCGCCGGTATTCTTCCAACACTCGGTGTGTGGGGATATTATTGGGGTATATTTTTCAAACTCGGATTACCCGCAACTATATTTAACCTTCCACTCATATCGCGTAATGGTATGATTCGTATTATGAATTTCATATTCAACGATAAATCGAATCTAACTAATTTTTGGTTAGATTTTTATTCAAATCCACATAATAAAGGACATCAATTAGTGCAAAGGGTCATTACTATTACACCGCTTTATTCATATTGGAATACACCAGCATTTCCACTACTTATAGAACTATGTAAAAAGATACCAATGACTGTTTGTTTTGGACTAAAAGATACGATTTGTCCGCCACATATTGGTCATTTTTTAAAGTATGTTTCGCGTGGTCAGATTATGATACATAACATTCGTGATGCGAATCATAATCAGTGTGTAAATTCGAGTGAAATGATCAAACTATTGAAATCTACATTAGATAATCAAGACGAAAAAACGATGATAGGTATAACAATACACAAACCGAATAATACGATGATACAAAGATTTGTAAAGGTTATTCATACCCATCACTTACAAAAACACAAAAGTCAATCGACCAAATATACAAATATTTACTGACAAATATTACATAATATTACATTTATTTACGAATGTGTTATGCGTCTAAAACCAAGGTTTCAATTCTAGCGTCTTATGTTTGTAATCTGAGAAATTCGGACGAGCCATCGGTGTATACATGTTGCTGACATCACGCTTATACTGAATGTAACCCTCCGCTTCGCCATGAACACGAGGAACACAATATTCGAATACTAATTCATTCAACTCGATAATCTGCTCGCGGATATCGGTGGGAGCGTTGGCGGCATTCTGTAAATAAATTGTCCGCATGATGATGCGGAGGGTATCACAATCCTGTTCGCCGATCACATACTTGCCACGCGACCGCTGATATACACCGGCACGAATACCGTTCTGAATAATCTGCATATTCTCCTTACTAAAGAACGCATTCGAAAGAGGAGTGTTTTCCCAGATTCCGTTTAACGCGTCACGATAGGTCACGCACTGATGGACTGGGTTCTTATCATAAAGCGCAAACTGATCTTGGATTGGGGGTGTTAAGATATCCAGCCGGCCATTTTTAGGTTGTCCGATAAATGTTTCTTCAGGGAAATTGCGATAATCAAAACGGTTCATGATTGAATACGGTAGAAAGAATATACGCTAAATAACGTTGTTGTATAATGTATAGATATTATATCATTACTATATATAGCGTATTCGTTTATTCTGTAATACTATGGATTTTATTTCAAGTTCAAAAAATGTCGGTTCATCGGCATTTGGAAGTTCCGGTAATGGAGCTGCCAGTAGCACATCAGGCAACGGTCTGTTTAGCAACTTTTTCAATCTTTCAATACAAAAAATGGTATTATTACTCGCAATCATCGCATTTATAATATCGATTGGAACGGTCGCGGTTCTACTCTGGAAGTCAAAGAGTAGTCAAAAATGGCCGCCTGAGATCGCAAAATGCCCGGATCGTATGGATTTTGACGGAACAAACTGCGTAGATAACTACGGATTATTAGGCAGCACACCTGTTCAACCCCCGTCTCCAGACAACTGTACTAATTTTTCAAATAGTATGAACCTGAAATATCAGGGGAAGGATCTAATTGGTGTTGATGACAACGGTTATATTCCATGGGAAGGTGTCATCGATGGTCAAAAGTCACGTGCTAGCTCTTTAAAATGTTTAACATAACACACACACACATTACTAACTATGACAAAATATTTTGTATTATGTCATACTCTGACACGGTATTTACATACGGTAAGCTCCAGGTGCGGCACCAGAAGCCTGCTTAGCCACCGCTGGCAAAGAGTCAGAAGGAGCACCCATACCATAAGTTCCGGCCTTCATGTTGCTCGTGACACACATCGAGTAGAACAAACGTGTCTGGAAATACATAAGGGCATATACCAAAATCATCAAGAATGAATAAACACCGCTCATTAACGTGATTTTTCCCCTAAATAAGAGCACCAGCGACGAAACAAACCCCAACGCAGCAACTGCCAAGAAAATAAAATTCACGACAGTAAGCCAATAAAACAACAGACAATAATCTTTGTCAAGAGGCGCAAATAGTTCTTGGATTGCGTTCATTATCTCAATAATGGTCGTTATAACATATAAACATAAAAAATATATTCACATATCACACATACATGGATAATTATACCACGTTTTTAGGTCGCGAAACCATCTATAACAATATACGTGATTTCCTAGCATCATTTCAGAAAAACAAATCCGATCTTACATTCAAACGAGGTATCTATATCTATGGCGAACCCGGATCAGGCAAAACCGAATTCGTTGTTCGACTACTCAAAGAACTCGATTATGATATGGTGAAATATGACGCAGGCGATATTCGAAACAAGTCGATCATCGAATCGATTACACAACATAATATCTCGGATAAAAACATCATGTCGATATTTCAACGTAAAGTTAAAAAAATCGTTGTAGTGATGGACGAGCTTGACGGAATGAATAACGGTGATAAGGGCGGAATTACGTCACTTATTAAACTGATTCGTCCTAAAAAGACAAAAAAACAGAAACTAGAAGAAGTAACGATGAACCCAATCATTTGTATTGGGAATTACCATATCGACAAGAAAATCAAAGAATTGATGAAGGTGTGTTATGTCTACGAATTAAAAACACCGACGGTTACACAAATGTCGAATATCATCGACATGAAATTGCCAACGATTGACGCGGTGATGCGAAAAAATATCATCACATTCGTTCAAGGTAATCTTCGTAAACTAAATGCAGTAATAGAAATGAGTAAAAAATCAAACACGATACTTGCGAATAATATTCTTCACGCGATATTTCAACCGAAGACCTATAACGAAGATATCAAAAAAATAACCGAAAAGTTGATGAATACCGAATATCCAATTTCTGAACATAATGTTCTAATCAACGAAACAGACCGCACCACAATCGGTCTTCTTTGGCATGAAAATATCATCGATTTATTTGAAAAGATGCCAGTTCATGTGTCAGCGCCTTTTTATAAAATCGTATTAGATAACATATGTCAAGCGGATTATTTTGACCGTATCACATTTCAAAATCAGATTTGGTTATTTAACGAGCTATCGTCCCTTATCAAAACATTCTACAATCATCATTTGTTTCACAAATCATTCCCTAAAAAAGCACGGTTTCATCCGACCGAAGTGCGATTTACGAAGGTTTTAACCAAATATAGCACCGAATACAATAATCAGCTTTTCATACAAAATTTATGTATTCAACTGTCGATGGACCAAAACGATTTATTCACATTTTTCATGACACTAAAAAAACAGTATGCGGAAGAGGATATTCCGCGCATTTTAGAAATGTATGAAATCACGAAATTGGACGTGAATCGTATTTATCGGTATTTAGACAAATATATGGAAAAATCTGTAGTAGTCGTAGACAACGAAGATAACATATATGGCGGTGAACTTGATAGTCAATATGATTCTGTCTTACTAGAATGAACGATCGGATCAGATTTTATGCGTTTGAATAATATGTAAAAGATATAAATAGTATTTAGAAATAATTTTCATTCATGGGTGCGTCTATTTCATTTGATTCGAAATACCGTTTAGTGTTAGATACAGAGGTTGAGTGTATTTCGGTCAATCCTCCTGGAACTGTAAAAGACAAATCACACAAAAAGGAAAAACATGATCGCGCGAATGACAGCGAAAGCGGTAGCGGAAGCGATAGCGGTAGCGGAAGTGAAAGCGGAAGTGACAGCGATAGCGATAGCGGAAGTGAGACTGAAAACAAAATATATACTGTAAAGATAACTCCTGAAATCATAAACTACATCCGCAGTTATCTGCGAAAGACTGATTTTCTCGACGAATTTGATTTGATTACTGAAATCGATCTTGATAATTATGACCACGCCCCCGGATCGGCGCTTGTATTTAATTCCGACTCCATCGTCTATATAACAAACAATCAAACGATTGAGGCTGTTGGTGAATGGGAATACCTTCCGTCTGAGAAAGTAGAAACCAAACATAAATCGACGAAATCGAAGCCAAAATCAAAGTCTAATAACGATGACACATACGACGACGCACGTAATAAATATAAAACAAAGGATGATGAACTTCCTGTAAGTGAAATCGAGAACATTCTTACAGCTAAATTTGAAGAATACAATAAAGGGCACGAATTTGTAATTCACGAATCTAAGAATAGTCTTCTTTGTTTAAAGATTAACTCGGTTGAAATCGTGAAGGCTTAATCACCCCAGATCATAATATCATAATCATTCACAGTCAATTATGATATTGAATAATAGTATTATTAGACGTAGATAGTTTCAGGGATATGATCCGTGGTATTCGTCGCCCTCTCCGCTGCCGCTGCCGCCGCCTCCGCTTCCGCATGTGCTTTTTGTAATGCTTGATATTTTTCATGAAGCATATGATACTCACGATTCAATCGTGCTATTTCTTGATCACGTGACGCAACATCGTTTTGTAATGCTTGAAGAATATCGACAATCTGTTTGTTATTCAACGTAACCGGTGGTTGACCATCTTGTTGTAACACGATATTACCTCCCCCTCCGGTCGCCGCCGCATCTTGCGCCATCTTCGCGCGTTCTTTCTCAAGCTGTAATGTTTGTGCGATTACGTCCGGTTTCATTTCAGGTCGACCGGGTTCATAATTCGCCAATAAACCTTCTAATTCATTCATATAAAACCGACGAAGGTCGTTGTCTTTGATGAAATCCATCACCTTCTTCGGTGAATCTCTCACCACATCCGGATTCGCATTTACAAGCAGCTTACGTTTATCAAATGTATTATGTTCATGCGAAAATACGAGAATCACTTTCATCGGATCAAGTTGGACGAATGGAACCGTGTAATCTTTCAAGAATGCGCGTTCTTCCGCCAAACATGCGTCATCATTATACCGGTTATTCTTTAACAGCTTTCGCTTAAATGCGAATGTTCCTGCGGTAGCATGATTGGGTCCATACGGTCCAAACCGCTTCATTTGTTTAATATGTTTGAAATAAATGTAAATCTCGCTCGACCCAGCACATAATGCCTCAGGATGAGATACCAACATTTCAACTGCGTGAGAGACGCGTTTTGGAGGATAATAATCATCATCATCCATATAGACCAGTATCTCTCCACGGGATTTCTCGTGAAGCAAATTACGCTTTCGCCCCAACGTCATTTTTGTATCGTATTTAAAATACTTAACTCGAGGATGTGATGCTACGAGGTCTTCGATCGGGTCGGTTCCGTCATCAATAATAATCCATTCCATGCGATCTTGTGGATAGTCTTGTTCATTAAAACAACGAATCATAGCCTGAATAAACGGCCGGCGATTAAATGTAGGTGTACATACACTCACAAATGGATATTTTTTAAAATATTCTGGGCTTGATTTTTCGATACTGGATGCCGTCGCCGTCGCCGTCGCCGTCGCTACTCCGGGAGCTGCCGATGCTTTATTCTTTCCACCCATATCGTATAAATTTGGATATAATAGTTCTTATACGATATTATTTATGTTGTTTATTCATTTTGCTGCTATCCACTCCAATTCTTAATCGAGTTAATAAAATCCATGATTCCTTGCCAATAATGTGTAAGATACAAGACAAGTAACATTAGAATCACAATCGCCGCAACATTAATATCTAAATACTCAAAAGCGTAATACATTAATGTCAGGTTAAAGAAGAAGAATATAATAGGAACATACCGAGCGTATAATTCGCGATACTGATCCCAATGAAGAAGAGGGTAAATAAATAAAGTCCCGATGAATTGAATCAATTGAACAAAATACGAAATCACCGGTATTATACCCAACCCGAATCCTGTAAATATAGACCATAATGAACCGCCGATAAATTCTTTACGATGATCGGTCGGATTGAGAATCATGCCGATAACTGTTGTAAAAAATGGACCACCCATTAACATAAAACCGACAATTAGTAAAAATACAAACGGGATTAATATAATAATCAGAGGCGATATAGCGTCTTGTAATTCAACAGGAATCGCGTTTGAAATACGTGTGATTTGTTCAAAGATATAGGACAACATCGCGCGGTCGGATGAAAATGAAAATATGAATGCGTTATTGATCCATTGCTTAAAGCGGGCTTTAATAAATGCCCAATTCAAAAGATTTACTTTTGTTACTCCCTCTTCGACACTGTCATTCACCAGATCTAAATCTTCTTCTGTTAAACAGAACCATTTAAAGACGTAGGTATCAAGAAGAATCGCGGCTTTCAAGTATATTTTTTTAGGTGTTTCGATCTTTGGATCATCCGCAATCCCTCCGAACTTATCATCACAATCGGCGCCGCAACTCGTGTATTCGCTCGTATAACAATATGGCCATTCGTGGCGGTCGGTCGGAAATAGTTTATTCAAGTTAAGGTTATTATTTTTGATACTTTCCGGTGCCGCAAAAAACATGATATTCACACATATCACCGAAATGATCACCGTTTCAATAAATAGCGTTAGGACACTCAGCCCGAATTCTTTCAGTGCTTCGAGATCAAAGATCGATTTCGGTTTCGCTTTCGCCGTCGTCCCTTCATCTTTTTTTTTATCGCCGTCACCGTCGCCACCTCCTCCGCCGATCATCCCTCCTAGTTTGCTAAACGTTCCTTCTTCACCGTCGTCTGCTTCATTATCATCTTCGACGTCATCGGGTCGTTGTTCTTCTTCGTCGTCCGCCATTTTTTGGTAAGTTATATATACCATAGATTATTATAACGTGGTTGAAACATCAAAATCAGCGAGCATACATTAGACCGCAATTTCCTGATACAAATGTAAGAACATTATACCGCTCTTCGAGTATATGTAGGTCATAATTATACAAGTAAATATTCACATTCGGCTTATTCATTCCGATAATCTCTCGCGTGTTCGGATTACAAATCACCTTCACTTCGGCGGCAGAGTCCAACGGGGGATAAATCGTCGTCATTTCGAGTTCGATCTGATTGAATTTGCTCATATTGATTGCGCCGCTTGGTTGTAGATCAAACGGGTCCGAATTCAGACAGAAATTGTAGCAGTAGATACCCGGTTTTGCGCTTCCGCGGGTGCGTGTATATTTCTCAACGTAGTTATAGACCCCCGCGTCAAGTAAATTCTCTCGGTATTTGCCGTTCAACGAAATTCCCAACATCTGTAAAATATCGCGTTCATTTTCGGATTGAAAATCGCCGGTAATATGAAGTCCGGTCATGCGTTTATCGCGTGGATTAATGCCTGGTCCGATCCCGTTTTTTGGTCCATTCTTATCGAAGAAGTAGCGGTCATGAGGGTAAGCCGGGTTCAGATTTGTAAGCAGATCAGTTGTTTGGCGGATGTCTTCAGTAAATGCCGCTGGGCGCCAGTCATCGTCGATGGGTGCGGGAATAATATCATATGGGAGGTAGTTATACGGCCAGTTGGTATAATTGCTCCATTCATTCCGGAGATTGACGTCGCTGCGTTGAAAAAACATCGTCCATGATGCCACCATCCCCATCGAATTTTCGATCTTGATTTTCTTATTCCCAGTTACATCGTTGAAGACCCAATCATAATACGACTTGATCAAATATTTCTGCTGATTTGCGGCAAACACTTTCGATTCTTCATCCGAGAGAAAGCAATACGTCGCCATCAAATGAACATCCGCATTCCAGTCGGTGCGAATACTCGGATACGAATTCAGCGATAAATCGATACTTGGCGGTGGGTATAAAAATCGCCACATCTGATGAAGTGGATTCGTAAAATCGGGTTGAATAACCGGCCAGAAATTCTCTGGATCACCTACATCACGAATCGTGAACAACTCCTTCACCGGTCGCAGCGTAACATCAATCTGGAGTTGATTATATTGGAGGCATACAAGCGGAAACGCCATTTTCGATGAGAGCGTGAACCATGCGTTAATCGGGATGTATATTTTACGCCCACGAATCGACGGTTCTGCGCCAGCGACATTCGACGTGCGATAGGCGTTCGGGTATTGATTCAGTCGCGCGCCAGAACAACCTGGATTATATAATTCTGGAACATGACCAGTCATTTGATTGTATAACTCCCGCTTTGTTGCGTCAAGATCGCGTTCTAATATCGCCATCAGATTATTGCCGGTGAAACGCTGGAGGGTCATCCCGCCAACTGAAATCACGATCTCCTTCACCATCTGTGTGCCTATATTTTCGATCCAACGAAACTCATATGGTGCCCACATATCTTCCACTCGAGCAGGAGGATGAATCGGACTCCAAATCGACGGCAGCGTTACACATATATACGTGTCCATCAATAATTCCGCATATCTGGGTATATAAAACGTGAATTTGGACTCTTCGGTCATACGTAACTTCTTCTGACCATCGAAATCAACTCTAAACTTTTGAAGACCGAAATTCGTATATTTAAGGTATGTGCTTTTAAAAAACGACTTTTTGGGGTTACCGTTGAGAATAACATTCTGATTGCCGGTAGCTACCAAATTCAATAAACCACCAGTCATTTAGTATGTTATTTTGTTATGTTATAATAACTTTATATAAAAATCTTATTCTAATATTTTATTATATATAGTAAAGAGGAATGAAAGAAAATCAAGTAGAATTCGTATTCATAGGTATTATTATTATCGTTTTCGCAACATGGAAGATATCAGAAATGATTAAAACTAGATGCTATGAAACGAAAGCTCTTGGAAAGAAAGGGGTAGCATCATCGGCCGCGCCATATCGCGAAGGGTTCGGCGTTGATGACGATCAGCTCATGAAAAAAATCGCGAATTTACTCAAAACGCCCCAAACGCCGATATTATCCACAGAGAATTTTACTGTTGATACACCCGAGGGAGAAATGACGGTCCATCAGCGAAAAAAAGCGGCAACCAATCTGGATACGTTCAACACGAAAACGGCATCTCCCCCGCCACCGGTCAACGCACCTACCACTGATAAACCAATCAACGCGGTAAAAGAAGGCCTCGAAAATCCGGATGAAAATACGAAGGCATCCATCGAAAAAAATATTACATCGATAAATCCGCAAGACAATCAAAGTAAGTTCAAGTTACGGGATTATTATATCAAAGCCGCATACAACGCGTTCAACCCAGACAAATTCAAGAACTCTACTGTAAGTATGGATGCGCTTCTTTACGTGATCGCACGCGGTTGTCGCTTTATCGACTTCGAGGTCTTTTCAGTTGATAATCAACCGGTGATCGCATCTTCATCGGTGAATTCCTATAATTATAAAGAAACATACAATCATATTCCGGTTAGTGAGGCTTTTGAAGTCTTAGGAAGCTACGTTTTTTCTGGAGCAAAATGCCCAAATCCAGGTGACCCATTTATTATTCATATGCGTATCATGTCTCGTAATGTGACGATGTATGACAACCTCGCTAAAATAATTTCTCAAAGCAAGAGTGTTGCGCGGAATTTATTGGGTCCGAAATATGGTCGTGAATACCAGACAAAGGATTTAGGAAACGAAAATTTGCTTGATTTCAAGGGCAAAATTATACTCATGGTAGATGGATCCAATCCGGCGTATCGAAACACAAAACTGTTAGAATTGATAAATATGAGTTCAAATTCATTATTTCTCTCGAAGTATACCTATTTTGGTGTGAAAAATGTTGGCGATCCACAAGCATTCAAAGATGCGAATAAGAAAAATATGTGTCTGGTAGTTCCGGATAAGGGTGGTCGCCCGTTCAACGATGGACACAACGGCCCATTTACATGGGGATGTCAAATCGCGACGATGTGTTTTCAAGAAGAAGCGCGTGATGAAAAACTCAAAGCGTATGAAGACAAGTTTGCGTCGGTGGGGTATGCGTTTATCTTGAAACCGGAGGAATTACGATATGTTCCAATTACGATTGCGCCACCAGCACCGCCGAACCCGAAGGCATCGATGGAGGCGCGACCAGCAGAAGCCGCAGGCGGTGTCAAGATTACGCTTTAATCATTCGCGTGTGTCTCTTTTGTATCCCTGCCGCGGATGCTACGCTACGCTGCGCTGAATTATATTCTAATGATAATGTAGTAGAATATAATGTCGGATTTATTACTACGCGGCGGTGCTCGTCATCACGACAACACCGATAAAAAAATGTCCTTTGAAGAAAAAGAACTCGAAATCCTGCGCGAAGCCGTCGATTTAGTTGAAAAGCGGAAAGGCGCCGCTATCATTAAAGACCCCAAAGTCCAAGAAATCATCTCCATCGTCGAGAAATTCATCGCAGATAAGAAACTTGTTTGTTATGGTGGGACAGCGATCAACAATATTCTCCCAGAAGATGCGCAGTTTTACAATAAGGATATCGAACTTCCCGATTATGATTTTTACTCGGACAAAGCACTTGACCACGCGAAAGAGCTCGCAGATATTTATTATAAGGCGGGTTATGAAGACGTCGAAGCAAAATCCGGTGTTCATCATGGAACTTATAAAGTGTTCGTGAATTTCACAGGAATCGCCGATATTACACAAATGGAACCCGCGTTATTCAAGGCAATCTCTCGTGACTCCATAATTAAAAAAGGAATATCTTATGCTCCGCCTGACTTTCTTCGTATGGCGATGTATCTCGAACTCTCGCGCCCCGATGGCGATGTATCTCGATGGGAGAAGGTTCAGAAACGTCTTACATTATTGAATACACATTATCCGCTTAAAGGATATGACTGCGATAAAATCGAATACCAACGAGGTTTTGAAGGTGCGACTTCTTCGAATACCGGTGAAATTAGTATTTCAAGAAAAAGGGGTGCGACAGCGACACAGACTCGCTCGCGCTCTCGATCGCTTGCTCGCTCTAGGACGGTAAAACGCGGCGGCGCAAACAACGAAAGCGCAAAGGCACGCAAACGTGAAGCAATACGAGAGATCATGAAAAAATACAAGGGTTTGGATGCCTATATGAAACATTTATTTTACGGTGTTCGGTCGCATGAAGAAACGATCGGTGATTTTAAATACACTGTCGAAGAAGATAAACTAACTCGGCGTTATCGTTTAATCGCAACATATGAAAGATTGTTTAGTGATGACGATGAGTATGTATTATATTCGATGAAGACGAGAGATTTGGACGCGGACGCAGAGGCGACGCCGACGCCGACGCCGAAACCAAGTCGGTCTCGATCTCGATCTCGATCTCGTGACCGAGAGTATTCCATAAACAAATCACAAATTTCATACAGTAGTCACCGAGAGAAAGAACTCGCAGAAACCGATATTTATAATATTGTCCGCGGCGTATTCATAAAAAACCGCGCCGTTTTCTTCGGTGGTTACGCTAATATTCTGTATTCACGATATATGCCGAAACACCAACGTCGCATCATCCAAAAAATCCCCGATTTCGATATTCTCTCGGAAAACCCACGCGACCTCTGTGATGAAGTTGTCCGAGAGCTTACCGCGCATAAATATACCGACGTCAAATATACGAAACACGCTGGTGTCGGCGAAGTGATTTCCGAGCATTATGATATTCGCGTGGGCGATGAGGTGATTGCGTTCTTATACAAACCTCTCGCATGTCATAGTTATAATACGATCCGGATAAACGGCGACGGTGATAGTCAAGGGGGGCGCGGAGAATCGATTCGTATTGCGACGATCGATACGATGTTGAGCTTTTACCTCGCATTTATTTACGCCGACCGCGTTTATTATGACATCAATCGCATTCTTTGTATGTCGCAGTTTCTTTTTGATGTCCAACAACATAATCGACTGAAACAGACCGGTTTATTACGACGTTTTAGTATTAATTGTTATGGCAAACAACCCACGTTGGAGTCAATGCGATTTGAGAAAACGGCGAAATACGAGGAGTTGAAAGGAAAGCGAGGATCACGTGAATTTGAGGAATGGTTTTTGCGGTATGTTCCGTATGAGAATACGAGTTCGAGAGCTCGAGCGAGAGCGAAAGGGGTTGCCAAGAAGACGAGGAAGAAATCGCGAAAGTAAGGAGTTGTATCACCGGAGTCCCTCTCCCAACTTCTTGAAAATCAAGGTAATCACGAAGAATGTTCCCGCAAACATCACGCTTGTCGCGGTTAAACCCATGATTTTGAAGTTCCCATCTTCGCCAAATAATGACGGTAGAAAATGGAGCAGTTGTGCGCGAAATACCGGCATTTGAAATATGAAATAGAGGACACCAATCAGAATTGGCATTTGAAGATCATAATAAATCGCCTCGATCGTGTCGATTTGATTGGACTGTCGTGCGTTGGCGCGAACGATGTTTTCCATCGATGTATGGTCTTTTATATAGTCGCCACTACCACCGCCACTCATGCCCATACTCTGCTGAGGTTGCGGCACATAATTCGGTCTTGCTTGTTCATCATGTGTATACACGTTAGGAGTCATCGGAATATCTCTCGTTGGTATCATCGTCATACTGTTGGCACTTGCCCGCTGGACGCCTTGGAGGACTTCATTCATTACGTTGCCTGGAATTTGTTGCTGTTGGTGTGCCGGTTGTCCGTCTATCATCGGCGAGTAGATGAGTGGTGCGCCACCACCACCGGCATATCCAGTGCTCGGGGTTTGACTACTTAAAGGCAGGTCATCGATACTGGTTGTGTCGTTCATCGAAATAATATGTCTAAATAAGAAAAATAAGAAAACTAATAATATACATATGTAAAGAACGAAGACTTATAAACTGGACGCAGAACAATCTGCCTAAAACATCAACATGTCGTTTGCGGATGGCGTCGCCGTATGTCCGCCGCCCCCTGATGTCATAATCTTTGTAAGCTCATGCGTCAAATAATTGATGGTCATACTTTTACTGGCGAGTTCCAGTTCCATCTTTCCGATCATGATTTTCTGGGCGTGAACAACATCGCGGAGTTTTTGATTTTCTGTGAAGAAGTTTGCCTTGTTGGTGTTCAAGTCTTGGACCCACTTCTCGTGCGTTTTTGTTTTACAGTGTGCGGCAAATAATGGACCGGAAAGATATACTTTGTCTTTACGTGTTCCACATGGGCAACGTAATCCATTCGCGAGTGCGTTTGTATTGAATGATGGGATTTTATCGATGTAGTTGCCGTTTTCATCGATACTGGGTGAGTAAACGTCAGGTTCAGTCGCGAGTTCCATCGTGTCGTGTCGTGTCGTGTCGTGTCGTTATTGTATGTTTGCTACGAAATACAATAACGAAATAGTTTACATTCAATTTTTATTTGAGACGCACTTCTTTTTTACCTGCCTCACACTTCACAGACTTCGTCTTATATTCATAACATTTGTCGTCCAACTTATACGTATCTTTCTCTAAATCCTTAAGTGGCGGTGCACGAAATTGGATACATGAACGATCCTTACATACTTTACGAAAAAGCGATGCGATGCCTAGACCAAGCACAATCGATATAATAATACGACCTGTTTCGGTATGAAGCAACCGTTGAAAACCCATTATAATTACTCTTTTACTCTAATATATACGGATATAAATTCGGCTCGGCTTCGCTTCGCTTCACTCGGCTCGGCTCCGCTTCGTTCCGCTCGGCTCCGCTCGGCTTCGCTACTGAACCGGTATTTTCTTCACCTGTCCCTTCGCCTTCGCGCAGCTCACCTCCTTCGCATCAAACGAGAAACAATTGTCGGCGTTGTCTTTAAATTGAAAATTGCGGATATTATCAGGGGTCGGGTAAACGTAAATAATCTTCGGGTTCGGCACCGAAATATAAACGTAGAAAAGTCCAACCGCTAGGCTTACGATAAAAATAGGAAGGGAAATAAATTTAAATAGGTCGAGCATTCGTATCGTATCGTATCGTATCGTATTATATTATACTACGATAATTATTGTCTCAACGATGATGGATTTCGTGCCGCTGCCGGCACAGCCACAGCCCCTACTGGCTTACTCACAATCCGATTATCCGCAATCCATTTCGGCATAATAACCGGCATATAAAGCTCGTTGTAGCTATACCGCTTTTGCGAGAGATTGAATTCTCCGTCATTATACATTTGAACGAGCGCACCATCCGCGTTTTCGGTGGTTTCTACTTGAGAATAGATATACTTCGTCTCTCGCAACTTCATAAACGCCGGCTCAATATCTTGTTGATAAAGGACTAAGATGTCGTCGATAATACTGCGGTTCTTCCATTCCGTATCACGAAATTCCGTCATATATTCCTTAACCTGCGCGATTTTCTCGCTAATCACACGGGTATGTGTTTCCGTATCCTTACGCCGGTCATCATTATCCGTTACACTCAGATAATAGGTTCGAAATTCGGAATACATCTTCATCTGTTCTTGTAACTTATGTTGAACCGCATCAAATTGGTCTAAAAGCTCGTCTTCGCTGATAAACTGGAATAAGAGGTCGAGTTTCATGCGGATGATTTCGTCCTTCGTTGCGCGAACTTCTTCGAGTGATTCGTTCATCAACGTTTCTAAACTTATGTATTTGCCGCGGGCGACTTCAATATGAAACCCGCATGGTTGAGAGATATTTCCGCAAATCGCCTTCAGCTTACCATCAGTCTCTGTAAATATTGACCCACCTTCCTGCTTACACACGATACACGCCGGTTTAATGAGTGCGAGGCGGCGGGCTTTCTGTTGCGCGGAGAGTGATTTCCAGTTGATGACAGGATCGTTGATTAGACGCTGTCGGCGTTTTTCAAGTGCGGTATTGTATTTCTCTTTCAGCGAATAATACCCGTGGATTGCGTCGTTGATCCGCGTGCGCTCTTCTTCTGGGATAAGTTGGTATGGATAAATCATACCGCGAAATTCGTTGGGGTCAGCCGCGCGTTGAAGATGTTTTTTAAGTGCGTCTTCTTGTTTTTTTGTCACTTCTAAAAGGACACGAGTTGCTTTCTTCAAGTTGTCGCGCGTATCCTGTGCTCGTTTTTGTTCCGCAATACGAGATACGGCCATTCCACCATACTGTGTTCGTTCTTGGATTGCCGCGTGTAGGTCTTGATACACCGAAGATGTAGATGTTGTCATGTTATTACTACATTTAGTATAGATAAATCTATTCACAAGGCTCCGCCGCTACGCTGTGCTCCATTACTATGCGTAGCTACGTGTCCAATACTCTTCATCCGGACTCTTCCAAAGCGGTAAGTTCGTGAGCATTCCCATTCCATTCCCAGCAGGATGAATCCGCGCGTCCATCGGTATCCCCTTACTTTGTGCATAATGTGTGGCGTTCACCATCTTCAACTTCGAGAGAATATATTCCTGTTGCTGTCGTTGCTTTGATTCGACCTCCTCAGGAGTTGGTTTGCCTTTATACCGCAGATACAAAAATATGCCTAAACAGATGAAAAACGCGATACCTGCGACGAAATTAAAGTGTTGCGTATGATAATATTCTTTAACTTTATGACACTGCTCGAGAGATTTGCTTAAAAAGTAACGAACCCCCGGTTCAATAAGGGTGGGAGCTGGCGCGTTATCATTCATTACTAGTATAATATGAAATAATAATGAATTTATAAAAACGCATGATATGCTTATGTATCGGTTCAATACGCAATAAATAATACCGGTATATTGTAACACGAACGACGCGAACCGTAATGGCGGAATTAAGTTCATCTGTCGCTATTTTCTATTTTTTGGCCGTATTTGGCGCATATTCGTATTACAAACATACCAAAAAAGGCGTACTCACTGGCGGGATTACCTTTATGTTTTTCTTAGTGCTTATCATCGGCGAATACTTTATTAATCTGGCGATGTCCAAAGATATTTGTGGATTCGACCAAGAGAAAACCGCGTTAATAGCTACTATATTACCATGGTTCTTAGTATTGGGTGTATTGAAAGCCGCGCTGGTCGTCTTTCCGGGTTGGCTGACGCCATTTAGCAACACATTCGGTTATATCTTTGTTTCCACAGTAACAGACTTGAAAGATGTATTTAATAATATTTTAACACCGCAGTTTGATTTAGCACCGGCATCACAAAAGGGTCCATCGGTCATGTCTGGAGGAGGCGAACAAATAAATCAAATCGGTGGAGCCGGCGATAACACCGGAAGTCTTCAAGACCGCGCAGATATTCCCGCCGACGAAATAAAGAATAAACGTGATATCGGGCGGGCTTTAGAACAAATTTATACCGACCAATCAATTCTTCTTAACGAACTCAACCTCGATAACCTAGACAGGTTCTGGGACAGCTTCAAAGAGTCACGGCTTATTCGTGTGTCTGCGAAGGTGGAAGATTTGGAAAAAATACGGACGTTCTTAATCATGAAATCGATCGTCGGAGAGTTTATTTGGCTCGTATTATGCGGGTTGTTAGTTGTAAGTATAAGTTACAATTATATACTGAATATGGGTTGTTCTTTTACACCTGAACAACAGAAGATACGTGCTCAGGTGCTTAAAGAGAAGCAAGAGGAGACGAAGAAGAAGGCGGATGCGGAAAAGAATAAGGTGTTGACGATTACCAGTTAATTCGTTAGACGAAGACCCGTGTAGCCGGCCGTGAAATATAATAAACCGTTACATAGGATAGAATTCCTAGAACGATCGCGACGAGCCAAATCGGCAAGATGGTCTTACTCGAGTATCCGATCCCGAATTCGCGCAAGCTACCGTCTTCGTTATATATAAATGCGGGATTCATGTATTGAACCAGCATAAATACGATGACGTATAACAGAATCGCCGCTCCTGCTAAATTATTTCGGATGAGGTTTTTGATCGCGTTCATTCTTTTTTTGATGGGTGTAATGTATTGTAATAGCCTACCTACTAGTATATTACAATATAACATTTAATGTTATTATAACATTTCGTGTTATTACATTTATCTACTCTTCGTCGTCGTCGTCGTCGTCGCTCTTCTTTTTATTCGTTGCTTTCTTTTTCTTCTTTTTCGGTTTCTCGTCGCTGTCCGCGTCGTCGTCGCCGCCATCGCCGCCATCGCCCTTGTCATTAAGTGTCTTATCTAATTTCTTTATATTATTAATCGCATGTTTTATGGCACATATGAGAAAATTCCAAGCCTCCTTCGTTTTTTTATCAGCATTCTTCACTACATCTAAAGTTTTGACTTCATTCAACATTTTTAGTAATGACTCTCCGGCAATAATCGCCTTCTTAAATTCAGTTGTTCCATTATTTTCTTTGTTAAAATCGTCTAATAATTTTTGGACGGGTCGTTGTTCGCCGAACACATTAAATTGCATTTCACCAGAATCAGATTTATTATAAGTGTTCATGAATAACACGTATACAAGTATAATAAATGAAAATAAATCTTTGATTTCGTTTTGTGCTTTTTCAATTTTTGATTTTGCTTCGGGGTCTTCGCCAATAGGTTTCAGTAACTCTTCGGTTTCTTTCGTGAGTTTAAATTCGCCTCTGTCTCCGTCAAATGTTGCGTATTTGAGTAACGTTTTTTTAAAATTATCATTTATTTTTTTCAAACTTCCTATCTTATTTTTTTTATCTATTTTTGTTTCGGTAAATCCCATCTTCGCGCATTCTTTGTCGGTGTTACCGCCTTTCCCACCAATACTAAACCCTTCATTCGCCCCCGCGAAAAGCGTCCCCGCAACGACCGCCATGAACGCCACGAAAATCGCGATGCCGCCTCGTTTATAATAAAGGTAAAGTAGTATCGCCGAGAGAATAATATAAATCACCGTGGTTTGATTCAACATCGTCGTCAACGGCGTTCTCTTCTTTATATTATTCAAATACTTTTTTATTAGTCCCAATCACCTGCGCTGCCACCTCCACCGCCTTCGTAGGGTTCGCCTTCGTCGTCGTGTCGGTGGATATATGCGGTATCATCTTCTCCCGCGTCATCATCTTCCGGAATACCTGACGACATATCCAGTTCATGCGCTTCTATTTCGGCGGCGGTGCGATCGGCTTCTAACGCATCCATCACATAAATCTCTCGGTTCATATCCGTGACATAGTCTCGACGACCAACTTGACGCTCCTTCTGCGCAATCTTCTCCATCTCTTCGCGTTCTTCATCATAATAATCTTGGTCATATATTACTACACCCGTCTGCGACGTTCCGCGGCTCCATATTCCCATCTTGTGCGTTTTCATCATGTTCTCCAGTTGGCGTTCTCCCACAGACATCGCACCAATTCTCTCGACAACCCCGTCCTTTTCCTTGTCTTTGACGCGCGTGAGTTTTTCCTTGATATTCGCAAGATTAAAGTTGATCGACGCCTTGTCTTTTTCGATCATGCGTAAATATGCGACCATGAGTTCGCTTACACGTTGGCCAAGCGCCTTTTTATCACCGAGTAGAGTATCCATTTCAGAGAGAAGTTGACCTTTATCTGCTGCGGCAACATCTGCCGAATACAAACGGGAATGGGGGTCAATATCATCGCGCTCAGCGTCTTCTTCTTCGTGGAATGCGGCGGTTCGGGCGATTGCTCCGGCAGCAGTCTCAGTCATCTTTCGTCCCTTTGTTCCGGTTTTACTGGGCTTGGCTTTCACCGCCGCCCCCGCACCCGCACCATTTCGGCGAATCAATCGTGTAGGCTCTGTCTGATAAATCGTAACCGGCGTTTCTACAACAAGTTGAACAAAGGTTCGCATAAACGAGAGAAAGTAGAAGAGATACAAGTTACGCACGATATTACGGTCGAATATAGAATACATCGTAAATATATTCTTGCGAGTAGAATGTGGAACCTTCTCTCCGAGTTCTTTTTCAATATCTACTTCACGCGGGACCATCGCGCTGAGGCCACCACCACCTACCCCTTGAACTGCCATCGCCGCCGCTGCCGCAGCAATCTTCGCATCTTTCTCTTCATCAAAAAAGATTTCCGCCATAAACGGCGTATTCTCCATCATCACCTTCAAATCACGAACGTGATGTTCCGCATGACGCAATACCTCTTTAATGACGTGATCGTTATAAAATGTTTTGAGAGATGTATAATGTGACG